AACTTATCAGATTGAGATTGATCCTCCTGTACCTCCTCCTAGCTTTGATTTCATAGCTCTTAGATGTGCCGAAAATACGGCGGCGCAAAACAAGTTAGTAGCTCTACCTGCCATGAGAGCCGAGAGAGAAGCTCGGGATTCCATTGGTACAATTGGAGATGTTCGTAGAGGTGACTGGACGGAAGGTGATCTACTTAAAGAGAACCTTGAGTCGGTCGTACCGAAGGGTTACTCTCAGTGGTCCTCTAACCTCCACAAGGACCTCGCACCGCGTCCAGGCAAATATACCTGGAAGAACATCGGAGTGTCGCCAGAGATCCTCCCAGAGCTTGCTAGGCAGCTTAAGTGGGGAACCCGTGAGTTCAATGCTTCTCTGCGTGAGTTCCTACAGTGCGACTTCACAGACATCCCTAGAGAGCACGGTCTTTACGTTTCTAATTATGAAGGAACGAAGGTTGAGGAGTGTACCTTCCTTCGGTGTGGTTCACAGGGAGTTCAGTTCGCTCACCGAGAGCTTCCCTATCAGCAGTACGATGCTGACACGCTTCCTTACCAGTCCAAGCCGTATCACAGCCTTCGCAACAGTCACTTTGTAGACAACGCATACAAGGGTGATCGTCCTAGCTTCAACGCTACTTACTTTGATGCTGGTACGAGCGAGTTCCCAGGTACGCTGATGATTGAGAACTGCTCCTTTGTGGCTGACTGGCCTGAAGCTAGGGCTGACGGTAAGAAGTCTACTGGTGGCTTAGTGGTAACACACGCTCAAGGCAACCCCGATCTCAAGGATCAGTGCATGATGGAGCTAGTTCATATTAAGAACTGCCTGTTTGATTTCACGAAGGGTGATAGAGCGTTGGCTTCTCTACGCTCTGTGGATGAAATTGTCATTGAAGACTCTTGTTTCATTGGTCGTGACCACACGATGCCCTTTATCACCATTGATAAAGACTACGGGCAGATGGGTAACACCAAGACCAAGCTTATCAAGATTCGCAACTGCATCACAGAAGGTGATGTTAAGCTAAACGTGATGACTGGACATGTTGATGACCCTGGTGGTCAGCAGTCTGTTAAGCGGGACATTCACTGTCCTGGTGAGGAAATTGTTGTTGATGGGGTAACTGGCGAGATTATCAGTCGGACAGCCCTAGCTTGAGAAGAAAAACCAAGAGCAGAAAAGAATATAGAAACAAGGACGGTAAGTTTTTTGAGAAGCAAGAGGATTTTCGAAAGAAACTTACCTACCTTACTATACTAGATAATAAGAGGAAGTTCGGAAAGGACTTCAAACACCAAAATCGTAACGATAGGATGGACTAATTATGATAGGAACAATACCGATGCTGATCGAAATCATAAAAAACGATCCAGATACCGATAGAGCTAAAGCTGTAAGGGAAGAAAATAACATAGATCCTGCGGAAGCTCCAACTTTAGACGAACTTCCCTGATTATTATGAAGAAAGAAGCTTACCTTGCTGGGGCTTATCGCCCTGGAACATCCCGATACCGTATGGCGGTGCGTAAATATGGCCCTCTACCCGCTCCAGTGGCTGCTGTTGAGGCTCCAAAGGCACCTGTTGTCGAAGAAAAAGCCGAAGAAGCCCCTAAAGTTAAGAAAAAAGTGGTCAAGAAGGCCGCTAAAAAGAAAACTGAGGAGTGATTTACTATAAATCATTGATTTACTCGGAGAGGCAACTCAATTTTTGAGATAAATGCCTCTCTATTTTTATGCCAGGAGTCTCTACCCACTAATTCACCCAAAGAGTGGTGTATAATCTTTATATCTATGGCTTTATTAGTAAATCCTTGTAGGAATGCCTTGCTTGTATAGTGAATATCATAAAAATCCCACTTACCTTCGAAGTATTCTGGTTTCTCTAGCCCAATCTCGCTTATTGTTCTGGCTCTAGCAGCCAAGAACAAGCCATCTAACACAACAACCTCTCCTGGAGAACCATAAAAGGTATCAACGGGATGTATTTCATCTGGGTGAATATGGTACACCCTACCTCTGTGTTTACCTGCCCTCCAATTATTCCTATCCCACCATACGGCGTCTTTACCAAGTTCAGTAGTCCCGGCTGGACCTACAAAACCGACATCTTTAGGCTCTGTTTCCTTTATAAGATTAGTAAGAAACTCTTCTTTTTTGTCATGAACCTCAATATCATCATGACAGAAGATAAATAAGTCTTCAGGATCAGGGTCAGCCTTTTTAAAAGCATTTGAATAAGCAGTAAATATAGATCCTTGATTACACATCAATAGAATCTTAATATTAAGAGAGGTGAAGTAATTAATTAAGGCATGTGCTGTAGGAGAAATATCATCTCTAGATCTAGTACATATTACTGCGTAAGTATTCATATACTATAATATATTATATTACGGATTTTTTCATGGAAAAAGAAAAATTATTAGAAGAATTTAGGCGATGTGCAGAGGACCCAGTGTACTTCATATCAAGATACATCAAGGTTACTCACCCAGTTCGAGGGCTTGTACCTTTCAAGCTCTACCCCTTTCAGGAAAGAATTCTAGGGGATCTCCAGGAGCACCGATTTAACATTCTTCGTAAGTTCCGTCAGGCAGGATGTACCACCATTGCTGCTGGTTGGTCCTTGTGGACTATCATATTCCAGAAGCACAAGTCTGTAGTTATTCTTTCTAAGGGTGATGCTGAGTCTACCGAGGTGCTGGACAGAATCAAGCTCATGTATGATGAGCTACCAGAGTTCTTGAAGCCAGGGATCGTAGAGGATAACAAACACACGCTGAAGCTCAAGACTAACTCTGTAATTAAATCGAGACCTTCTGGTAAGCAGTCGGGTCGATCACTTGCTGGATCCCTACTAATCATTGATGAGGCTGCATTCATTGAAAATATTGATACTATTTGGGCTGCTGTTTATCCGATTATTTCTACAGGTGGTCGTGCTTTCGTGCTTTCTACTGTCAACGGTATCGGTAACTGGTATCATGAGGTATATCAAAAGGCTTTGGACGGGGAAAACTCCTTCCACCCCATAGACATTCGCTGGCAAGAACACCCAGAGTATAATTTTACTCCAGGGTATGAGCATTTGTATGAACAGATGGCTGAGAAGGATCTAGACATCCATAAGTGGGAGGAGACTACTAAGGCCAACATGCCCACGAAACAGTGGCTACAGGAGTATGAGTGCAGCTTCCTGGGCACAGGTGACACCTATATTGAAGGTGAGATCCTCAAGGATGTCGCGCAGCAGACGAGTGAAGAGTATTACACCAAGCACAATAACCGTATGCGCGTGTGGCAAGATCCTCAGCCACACTACAGTTACCTGATTGCCTGTGATACTTCTCTGGGTAGAGACCGAGATTACTCTGCTTTTCACATAATAAACATGTATAATGGGCAGCAGGTTGCTGAGTTCTACTCTAATAGGACAGCAATAAATGATTTTGCTCAAATATTAGCTAACGAAGGTATGCTATATAATACAGCCCACATTATTTGTGAGCGAAACACGATTGGAAACAACTTGATTGACTGGCTCTACAACGTCTATGAGTATGAGAACTTATGGGCTGACGACAAGGGAGAGATAGGGTTTCAAATCACAGCAAAAAACAGAGAGAGTATCCTAGCTGAGTTAGAAGAGGCGGTCAGAACAGACCTAATCAAAATTAACTCTACTAGAACCTGCGACGAGCTTTTCACATTCATCATCGGTGAGAACGGTAAAGTTCAAGCAGAAAAAGGATATCATGACGATCTTGTTATGAGTCTAGCTCTTTCTGTTCATGCTTACAAAAACTTATTAGATACTACCCCGATGGAACTTATGGGTACTAGGCCAATCCCAGGAGAAGCCCCATTACCTGTAACTAATTCTTACACGGCTAATATCAAGACCGCTCACGGCGCTCTAAGCAAGGAAGACTACAGATGGTTGATCAAATAGAAGAAAATAATGAAGAGCCCATAAACGAAAGTGGGTACACCAACTTTGGTGGTTCCGCTGGTCGCGCTGGAACATATTACACTCCAACCGGGCCGATTGGTAGATTTTTTGCAAAGTTCTTTGCGACTAAAGCTCAACCAGCGGTTCAGAAGGCTTTAGACCAAGGCCAACCTACTGCGCTTACTGGAGATACCATTAAGTCTACAGGTGTCTTAAAAGATACTCCAGGGAAGGATGGTCCTGCAATAGGTGGAGTTGTAAGAAACCCTATAGTTCCTCAGAATGAGTTAAACAGGAAAAAGAGATACAAAGAGTACGAGGAAATGGATGAGTATCCCGAAGTCGGAGCAGCGTTTGACATCTATGCAGACGACACTACTCAGCGGGGATCTAGGGGAGAGAGATGGACTATTGATTCCGAAAGTTCCTTGGTTGTTGACGAAGTGGAAGATTTTTTTAGAGACATTCGACTTGATAAGATTCTCTGGGATATTTCTAGGAATACTGTTAAGTATGGGGATTGTTTCATTGAGATGATTGTCAACGTGGAAAAGCCCAGGGAGGGTGTTAAGAAAATCAAAGTCCTAAATCCCAACTATCTTCTCAGAGTAGAAAACGAGTTTGGTTATCTAAAAAAGTTCCTTCAGGAGATCCCCTCTTCAGATGTCAACGAAGTTCTCTACAATGGTACAGGAGAGCAGAGAGCAATTAAGTACATTGAGTTAGATAAGCATCAAATTGTACACTTTAGGCTTCACACCTCAGACCCTGTTTTTTATCCATATGGTAAATCCATCGCCGCGTTGTGCCATAGAATCTTCCGTTCGCTGAAGATGATGGAAGACGCTATGATGATCTATCGTCTATCTCGCGCTCCTGAGCGGCGTATCTTTTACATTGATACAGGTAACCTGCCTACAAGCAAAGCCGAGATGTTTATCGAGCGTATCAAGCAAAAGTTCAAGAAAGAGAAGTTCTACCAAGGATCTACATCACAAGTAAATGCTAGGTACAACCCAATGTCTCTTGACGAGGATTTCTTTGTGGCTACCAAGAATGGAAGAGGAACCAAGATTGAAACACTTCCTGGGGCCACTAACCTTGGAGAGATTGAGGATGTTAGATACTACAGGGATAAGCTTTTAGCGGCTCTTAAGATCCCAAAGGATTATCTCGTAGAAAAGGATAAGTCTCCAGAAAGAAAAGCTAACCTGTCTCAACTAGACGTAAAGTTTGCCCGAACTATTCAAAGAGTTCAGGTAGATATTGAAAGCGGTCTTGAGAATTTAGCTAAGAGGCATTTACAACTTAAAGGATTCCCTGCTAGTTTAATTAAGAAGCTTAGAATTAAGCTCCCAGAGCCGTCAGATATGTCTGCAAAAAGAAAGCTGGATTTAGATCAAGCTAAGATTGCCGTTATCAGTCAAGTTAAAAATCTTCAACTCTTACCGACAAAACAAATTTATATGGAATATTTTGACATGACTGAAGAGGAGGCGAACAGAACTATACAAGAGATGAAGGATGAGCAAGCAGAGATGGCTGCACAGCAACCACAAGCTCAGGTTTCGCCTGGAGCAGCGGCTGCACCTGCAATGGAATCTGCTGAAAACAGCACTCCAACGGCGAACGAATCTAACGAAAGTCCAGCGGAATTCCTACTGAATAGAACATTGGATGATGAGACTAAAGAGATAATGCAAAGAATTGTAGAAAAACAAAAGCAAAAAGCTAAGGAGCTACTAGAAAGCTAATCTATATAACTTAAACGGAGATAAAAAAATGTTTTCAAGATTATTTGAGGAGAGAGATAAGACCATTACCCACCTTGTAAAGTTAGGTGACTGCATCGGCAGATCAATCCGAGAAAACGTCATGCTTTTTAGTATGGACGGAAACAACGATCAAGTCACCTATCTTTCTGAGGGTGGAAAGGTGATTACTGGTAGTTTTGATATTTCCGAGGACGTTTCTTTAAAAGGAATCACAGTTCAGGATGCTTCTGTTTTTGAGGATTCGGAAGCATTTGATGGATTTGTAAACGAAAAGATGCACTCTTTTATAGAAAACATTCATTATTCCGAGTATGGGGAGGCTGATGACAGCTTCACGGATATTCTCACTCTTTGGGAGAACAGACTAAAGCTTTCAGGTATACAGAAGCGCCTTCAGGAAGAGTGCTCCAGACTCGCGCAGACAGAAAAAATTATTGAGTCTCATGAGTTTCAGAACCTTCTTGAAGTTATTCCTCAGTTAAACAACTTCCTATCAGAGAACTTAGAGCAGGTTATTCAGGTTCCTGAAATTAGAAATGCGGTAAACTTATCTAATGCGGTTTCTCAAGCGTTCAACTTCCCAAGACTAACTCTTGAAGAGTTAGAAGAGCAAGGTTCTTACAGCCTTAAGAGAGGGGTAAACGAGTCTATATACGACATGGTTTGCCGCCAGGAACTTATTAAGAAAGAGATCATGGAGTCCAAAAGAAACTTTGAGATGGTTTGGGCCAGTGCTCCTACGATCAAAAATCTAGCGGGAATGATTTTTGAAGATGCTGAAACTACTGTAGGTGCTCTTAGCGAAGCATTAGTTGAAGTTCCTTACTTAGCTTTAGCTTCCAAAAAGAGCCTTTTTGAAACTTTTTCTAACTGCCTAGCTTCGGTGGATGGTGCTCTTGGGGTAACGGAAAAGGATATTCAAGAGTTTTCTTCTAGAATATTTGAGTACAAGAAGGATGTGAAGGAAGTGTTTATCTCCAACATAAACGAGAAGTACGGTGTCAACATTCAAAACTTACAAGACCCTGCGTCATTTAAGAGCCTAGCTAACACGCAAGTAGTAATTTTTGAAGCTCTATCTAGATTAGCTCCAAAGGGCAGCGTTCTTAAAAATGTTCTTTCTGAAATGGCTCAGGGATTAAAAGGAAAGCACGGGGTAGAATGCATTGATGTCAACGACTTCCTTCTTGAGATGTTCGTTTCTGCTGGGTATGATTCTGTTTTAGAGGAAGCGTCTTCATCTAAAGTAGATTTCAGAAGAATAACCGGACAGCTTTCCGACATCAAAAACTTAGTCAGCAATATTCAGGAGCAACTTTCGGAGAAAGACGCGGAGTACGAAAGTGACGAAAGCTTAGAGGATGTTGCTGAGGCGACAGAGCCGGAAGACCCAAAGAAGAAGATGGACGCCGATCAAGAAATAGCTGCTACTAATCAAGAAATAGATGCTGTTGCTGCGGAAGAAGAAGCTCAAGATAAAATGGCTATGGAAAAACCGGAAGAGCAACCTGAAGTAAAGACTGATCAGGAGGCTATTGACGACTTAGCTGAAATAGATAAGGTTGTAGATCAGGTTGTAGCTGAGTTAGGGGATGAGTTCAGCCAAGAGTGATTATCTTAAATTTAGTCGGTAACACTAAATAAAAACGGAGGAGTGTTATGACAGATATTTCGGGACTAATCTACGTTAAAATTGATGAGCTAGGTAGGCCCATTGGCTTGGAGGCCGCTGGGCCAGAAGATAAAATACCTTCAGGAAACATTCCTTCCGGTATTGCAGGTGAACCCGGCCCAGCGGGCGCTCCAGGCGCAGACGGGCTTCCGGGTCCACCGGGACCTGCTGGCGGTCCCCCAGGCCCTCCAGGACCAGCAGGAGACGTAGGACCTACAGGCCCTAGCGGCCCTCCAGGAGCTTCAGGAGACCCAGGCCCTGTAGGTCCTATAGGTCCCTCAGGAGACCCAGGCCCTCCGGGCGATCCTGGAGGCCCTCCAGGTCCTCCAGGACCAGCAGGAGACGTAGGACCTACAGGACCCACAGGCCCTACAGGACCCACAGGGGCTTCGGGAGATCCAGGAGATCCAGGCCCTACGGGTCCCACAGGCCCTAATGGCCCTCCAGGAGACACAGGACCCGCAGGTCCTACAGGAGACCCAGGACCCGCAGGTCCTACAGGGGCTTCAGGAGATCCAGGCCCTACGGGTCCTACAGGCCC